GCGGTGCGCAGCGCGGCCAGCAGCGCGTTGAAGTCGTTCTTCAGATTCGCTACGGTGGTGGCCTCGCTGTCAGCCACGTAAGGAGCGGTACCGGCAGCGGTGTTTCCGCCGGCGCTGCCGGGGAAATTCTCGACCTCCGCGCCGTCCAGAAAGGTCAGCTTGCCGCCGATCACCAGCTGTTCGCCGCCGTGAGCAAAGTAGTTCTTGGTGTTGTAGGTGTTCGCCATAAGTCATTCCTCCTTATCAAAGGGAGCCGCCCGGCATCAGACGGCTCCCTGGATCACGGCTTACGCCTGCTGGAGCACCTTCACGGCCTCCGGCAGGATCAGCTTGCCGTCGACACGCTGGGAAGCAAGGAAGCCAACCTGGCCCGTGGGAGCATAGAGCTCGTTCAGGCGCTTGAAGGAGCGGCCTTCACGATCAGCCACCCAGTAGTAGCCCAGGTCGCCGAACAGGATGGTCTTGTTCCCGGTCGCCAGGGTGGGCATGAAGGTGGAGGTGTACACCGGGCGGTTCAGGATAGTATCCGGAGTCGCGGCGGTGACAGCGGGCTGCCACAGGTACTGGCCCTGGCCGTCCTTCAGCTTCCGCAGCGCCTTGACGGTGCTGTCGTTCATGATGAACACGGAGTTGCGGCGGTAAGGAGCACGCAGGCTGTAGAACAGATCCATCACCTCATCAAAGGTCACGGCATCCGCTTTCGTAGCGGTCACGCCAACCCCGGCACCACCCGTCGCGGCCAGGATGCCCAGAGGACGTCCAGTGCCGTTCCCTGTGAAGAAGGCTTCCTCCTCGGCAGCGCCGATCCGGCGGGCAAACTCCTTAGCGATATAGCTGGGCATGTCGAAGACGGAGTCGTTCAGAAGCTCCTCGCTGATCTTGATCATGGTGGCCAGCTTATACGCGCCGATGGAAACCTGACCGAAGGAATCGTCGCTCTCGGGATAGGCAGCTTCCTCATCGATCCAGCTTGCGGTGCCCTTGGACGCGACCACGGGGATCTTCCGCTCACCGGAAGAGGTGTGGATCACATGGGCCAGCTGACGGAAGATGTTCTGGTCTTCCAGGGCTTCGATCAGGGTGCGCTCATACTCGTCAGGAACGAGATAGCCGCCTTCCGTGTCCGTGCCGACCTGCAGGGCGTTCATCACCTCATGGGACACGGACTTGGAGCGCATCACGTTCCAGAAGTTCCTGGTGTAGTCCTTGGTGCCGCGTCCGGTCTTGCTGACGGGAGCTTCCTCCTCCAGCCGGGTGACAGGCGCGGAAGCCAGCGGCTTGCTGGTGGCCTTGGACATCTCCACATCGAGGGCTTCCAGCTTCTCCAGCCGCATAACCTCCTTGCCGAGCTTGTCCACTTCATCCATCATCTTGTTGAAGATGGCGTCGTCCTCTGCGGACAGGGTGCCGTCCGTGCCGCGATGGCTTTCCAGAAAAGCCTTGGCGGCGTTCCAGGTCTGTACGCGCTTGTCGCGCAGGTTCATGAGTTCATTCATAATGATCATCCTCCTCAAAGGTATTTGGTGCGCTGCAGGCGGGCTTCCGCTTCCACAGCAGGTACACGGTTTTCATCGACCGGGGCCTTTTCAGGCTCAGGCTTGGGAACGGAAGCCATCACACGGTTCATGAGACAGGCCGCTGCCGTCTTCCGGGCAAAAGAAAAGCCCGACACGTTTTGGGTGTCAGGCTGCGCATCGCCCTCGGCGAACATGACCTCGTCACAGAAACCGAGTTCCTTGGCTTTCCAGGCGTTCATCCACGTTTCGCTGTCCATCAGATGGCTCAGCTTGGTACGGGACTGACCAGTCTTGATCTGGTAGGCGTTGATGATGCTCTCTTTTACCTCATCCAGCAGCTGGATGGCTTTCCGCATTTCATCGGAATCGCCCATGGCTGCGGTGAAGGGATTGTGGATCATCATCATGCTGGTGGGACTCATGCGGACATGAGTGCCTGCCATGGCGATCACGCTGGCAGCGCTCGCCGCCATGCCGTCGATCTGCACGGTGACATCATGGGGATAATCCATGAGCATGGTGTAGATCTGACTGGCCGCAATGCAGTCGCCGCCGGGGCTGTTGATGTGGAGCGTGATCGGGCCGTCCCCGGAGAAAAGCTCCTCCTTGAACATGGCCGGGGTCACGTCATCCGCAAACCAGCTTTCCTCAGCGATCACGCCTTCCAGATAAAGGGTGCGGGTCTCATCATCGTTCTTGACCCAGTTCCAGAAATGACGCATGGGGATCACTTCCTTTCACGGGAGCGCTGCTCGGCTGTCTGCGTCGGTTCAGCCGGGGTCTGCGCCTTCATGGCGGTTGTAATGGGGATCATGTTGCCATTGACCAGATAGGCGTCGCCGCCTTCATCCTTCGGGATTGGGTTCTGGTTTTCCAGCGCCCGGATGTCGTTGGCGCTCATCCAGCCGTTCTGGCGGGCAATGGCATAGCCCTCCATCCGGGATTTGTAGTCGCCGCGCATCAGGCCGTCGATGTTGAACTGCACATAAAAGCGCCCCTTCTCCTGATCGGTGAAGAGAGCGCGGTTCATGGACTGTTCAATTCGGACGAGCCATGGCCGGATGGTGTGTACGGCAAAGTCGATGCTCTGGTGCTCAATGTTCGAGAAAGTAGCGTGCTCAAGGTTGCCAACCAGATGAGGCGGCACCCGGAAGATGCGGCAGATCTCATCCACCTGGAACTTCCGCGTTTCGAGGAACTGTGCCTCGTTATTCGGAATGCTCAGGGGCGTGAAGGTCATGCCCTCTTCAAGGATCGCCACACGGTTGGAATTGGAAGAGCCGCCATAGGCTGAGTTCCAACTTTCCCGGACGGCCTTCGGATTCTTCACCGTGTTCGGGTGCGTCAGGATACCGGAAGGCCGGGCACCGTTGGAGAAGAACTTGCTGCCATATTCCTCGGACGCGATGCCAAGGCCGATGGCGTTTTTCTCCAGCGCAATGGGACTGTATCCGATGATGCCGTCGAAGCCCAGACCGGGGATGTGCAGGATGTCCTGCGGCTTGATCACCACGGTCTTGCCGTCGCTGGTGGTATAGGTGTACGTCAGGTTGCCCTTGCTGTCCCGATCCACATCCATGTGATCCGGGAGCAGCGGATAAAGGCCGACCACCGTATTCTTTCCGCTGCGGATGATCTGGCTGTAGCTGTTTCCGTAGAGAAGCAGGTGCGCCAGCATGACTTCCCTGAAAACGAAGGAGGTCATTTCTGCATTCGGCTCATCATGGAGCAGATGGTACAGAGGATGGTCTCCGGCTTTCAGGTTGCCGTCGTCCGTCGCCTCATACACACCCAGCGGCAGACTGGCGACCGTTTCCGAGATTACCCGGACGCATGCGTACACCGTGGAAAGCTGAATGGCCGTCTGGGCGGTGACGGATTTGCCTGCGCCGCTGGTGCCGAAGTAGAACACCGGAGCGGCGCTGACACTGTCATGGGGCTTGTCCCGCGCACGGAACAGGGCGGTGAAGGGATTTTTCATGCGGGTTTCACTCCTTTTCAATGGCTTTTGGAAGTCCTTCATGGTATAGTGGGATTGGGCCTTTCAGCCCGAATATCATGATCTGGGTGCTGAATTATATGGGAAAAGAATTATCAGAAATGACTTTAGAAGAGCTATGGGAGATGTTTCCAATCTCTCTTGCCGAGCATAGTGATAAGTGGGCAGATGACTACAAAGAGATTGAACTTTTGCTGCAGAACCTTTTTGCAGGTTGGCCCATTCATCGAATCAGCCACATTGGAAGCACTGCCATAGCAGGAATATGGGCCAAGAATATCATCGATGTGATGATCGAATTTCCTGAAAGCGGTCGTCTGGTCGATGCGGCGCGGATATTGGAACAAAACGGTTTTACCATCATGTCAGCCGACACATCCAGGATTTCGCTCAATAAGGGCTATACGCCGGATGGATTCGCTGACAAGGTGTACCATGTCCATCTGCGATATGCTGGGGACAATAACGAACTATACTTCCGTGATTATTTGAATGAGCATCCTGATGTGGCAAAAGAATACGAAGCATTGAAGCTGCGCCTTTGGAAGCAGTTTGAACACAACCGGGATGCCTATACAGACGCAAAGACAGAGTTCATCACTAAATGGACAGCAAAAGCACGAAAAGAATATGGAAACAGGTACTGACAAATTGCAGCTTGACCGTCTGATTACAGTCCGCTTCCAGTCTTCTTATCATGGCATCCCTTGCACAGCGGCTCCCAGTTCGTCTGATCCCAGAACAGCCGCTGGTCGCCCCGAT